GGTTGGGGGTGTCCAGTCGGCGGGGATGGGTGTGCGCCAGACTTCGTTTGCCTGGGTAGCGTAGATGTAGGTGTCGTCACAGCCTATGGCGAGGCCGTAGGGGGCGCTGGTTGAGATGCTGCTGGCCTTCGACCAGTTGTAGTCAATGAACTCCGAGCCTGGCTGCAGGCGGTAGACCCAGGGCAGGTTCTCCCTGGCCAGGGATAGCAAGGCGGGGTAGTTATCGGGCAGGGCAAGAGAAGCACCGGACACGTCCAGGGACTCGCCTGCCAGGGCTTCGAGTACGGCCTGGTGCTTCTCCCAGTATGTGGGGACACGGCTGGCCGTGCCCCTGGTTGTCCAGCTCCATCCGGTAGTGAAGCGCCTCAGGGCTATTTGTGCGGCGACGTCGACGCGAGCTCGCGCCAGGCTTATCTTCTGGTCGGTGCCCCAGGACCCCTGGGCTACCTGGTCACCGTCGCCGTAGATCATGCGCACGACGGAGAGGTAGCTGCCCTCCAGGACCAGGGCGATGATATTCCAGTCTCCGTCGTAGTACATGGCCAGGCCTTCAATCTCCCAGGTGCCGGCACGCTGACCGAGGCCTCCGCTCCAGCCGCCTCCTGTGCGGGTCTGGATGTAGAGGCTGGAGGGGTCGTTGACGTCTGAGGCGTGAACAATGGCGCAGTCACCGTTGGGCTTGTAGGCGATGGCACAGCCTCTCTCGCATGGCCTGGCGTTGGCCATATTTACCCAGGCTGCCCAGGTAGCTCCCGAGTCGGCGGACTGCCTGCGGTAGAGGGTGGCGGCGCCGGCAGCGGCGACCATGACCTCGGTCCCGTGTGCGGCGATGGCCAGATGCGAGCTGGCGATGGTGTTTCCCAGGTTCGTCCAGCTGGAGTAGTTGGATCCCGGGCCCGGGCTGGCAACTCGCTGGTGGTAGATGGTTGTCCCTGATAGGCGGAGGCGGTTGAGTGATTCGTCCGCCGGCAAAGCTACGCCGTGGAAGTTCTGCGTGGTGGAATCGCCGTGTAGTTTCTCCCAGGCGAAAAGCTCCCACTGGATGCCGCTGGCCTTTTCGGGGTGGCCGTACTCCTGCACCTCCAGCTTGATCAGCGGCCGGCGGGTGGGCTTCTTCTGCTCGGTGAGTAGGGTTGATGATAAGCTTCTCATGCTTCGGCCTCACGTGCAGCTTCGCTGCATTGTTTGGGCCTGGAGCGGATGCTCCAGGCTACCCTTTTCACCCTCACCCTAACCCTCTCCTTGGACTTCGTCAAGGACAAGTCCCGTCGAGGGAGAGGGGAGGCGAGGCTAAAGCCTCGCACTACATGTTGTGGTGGGGGTGCGAGGATCGGCGCGGCTGTTGTCTGCATGATGTGGTCACTTTTTTTGTCAATTTTAGGCGTTGGGCTTTAGCAGCTCCCCGGCCAGGCAGCCCACGCCGTGTAGGGTCTGGTCTGTGGGGCTGAGCTTGGCCTGCCAGTCTATGTCGGTCAGGGCGAGGTTCTCCAGGTCTTGCTGCTTGCGCGAGATCCATCTCACCTGGCGGAGCATGTTCCAGAAGTGTATTCCCTTCTGCCTGGCCATGTTCTCGACTGAGTAGTAGGGGCAGTCCTTGTTGTGGTCGGCCAGGTGCAGCTCGGCGTCTTCGAAGGGGAAGCCGTACATGTGGGTGAAGGCCTGGCGGACCCGGGTGATCAAGAAGTCCCAGTAGGCGAGCGCCTGGTCCAGGTGGGCGCATTTGGTAACCTTGCCCTTGTCGAGGGAAGCGAAGTAAAGGGTGGTGGGCGTTACCTCGAGGTAGGTCTTGGCTGCCCTGGCCTCAAGCTTCTTGGCGAAGGCCTCCTGGTCAAAGGGGTCAAAGTATGACTCCTCAGCGAGGGGCGCCAGTATCTCGGCCTCCTGAATTACCTTGTCGGCTTCGGCTATAACCTTGCTGGCTTCGACCTGCTTCGTGTGCTCCCTCTCGACGTCGACCTTGGTCTCCCTGTTGACGCCGAAGATGGCGCCGGCAAAGACAACCAGGGTGGGGAGGTACTGGGTGGCGAGCTGGGTGAGGGAGTCCGCCTGGGCGGGGTCGGCGATGTAGGTGTTGATCAGTGCGGTTGCCGCCGTGATCAGGAACATGGTGATTTTCTTCTTACCGGACATGAAGTTGGCCATTTTGGTCTCGTCCTCCTCTTTTCAGCATTATGTCAAACGCTCATTTGACCGAGAAAGGGCCTGAAACCGTTTTTGAGGGTGATTACACCTGTGGAGGCTAGATCAGCACAGCCAGGGTATCGGGGACAGGCTTACTGGCCTTCTGGTAGTGGGTGGCCAGGTGACGGGCAGCTTCGATAATTTCGTTGTCGCTGGCGTCGACCCTCTGGCCGCGGTATCCTCCTGGTGACAGGGCTGCCACGGCTGCCGGCATGCGGTCCCAGTCGGTGGTTGTGTAGTGGCCGACTTTGCCCTTGATGGCCCGGAAGATGGCCTTGGTGTGGTGGGGGAGCTTCCAGGTCTCGGGGTCGTCCTTGTCGCCGACTATGGCGAAGGCCTGCCAGGGGAGTCCCTCCTTGGTCTTTGGTAGTGCGTCTTTGATTTTCTGATTGGTCATAACCGCCTCCTGCGGTGGTGTGAACCACCAGTTGCGCTTAGTTGACATAAATCCCTCCTGCTGTTCGTGCTTCACAGAACTGCGACAAAACTGTGACAAAGTCGTGACAAAAGCGTGGCGGATTAGCGACAAAGTCATGGTCGTTAAAAGCGGAATATGATTGCGAGAGCGGCTAGCAGCCTTTCGCGCAATCGCATGCCGCCATGGAGGTGGTGGGTGTAGAGGATTTTGTTCTTCTCTGCGGCTAGGTTCATTGTTGCCTCCTCTGTCATTCTGTCTTTCTGTCTTTCTGTCTTTCTGTCATTCGCTGCTGTAGAGCTCGCGGACCCGGATGCTTGACCGGCGGCTCTGGCGCTTCAGCTCCTTGCGGTAGTAGTCGAGTCTCTCGTCGGCCCAGGTGAGGAACTGTTTGGGTACGTCCTCGCCGCCGATGTTGGCCTGGTTGATGGCATAGGCGGCCCACTCACGGGTAGCGTAGGCGGCGGCGCCGGTGGCCACGAGATCCTCCAGGTAGACGGGTAGGGTTGAACCGTCACCGTCCAGGGTATGCTTCATGGAATAGTACATATTGACGTCGTCGTCCGCGGTGACGGAGTCGGCTATTAGCAGGGTGAGGGTGTCTCCCCACACGGAGAAGCGGCGGTAGCGCCTGGGGTCCTCGTCTGTGGGATACTCCACGGCGTCGACGACTATTCGGTCGGTGACGCTGGATATGTCGATTTCCTTGACGTCGTCGTCGGCGATTACGAGCGCCGCGATCTCCTGGAGGGGTACTGCCCGGGAGACATCGCTGACGGCGTGGTCTATGTGCCGGTCTATCTCGTCGTCTGTCCACCGGTAGTTAGCGTCGTCCTCGTCGTGGAGGTCTCGCCTGACTGCTGTTCTCATTGTTGTTAGATCCATAGTGCCTCCTTATGGTGGGGGGGAGGGTGGAGGTTGGTACCCTCCCCCCCGATAACGAGGAGGTTGCCCTGGGGTTGGGTAGGCCCCAGGCCTCCTGTGTTCTCTTAGGGGACTACGTGGTCGACTCTGGCGTTCAGGAAAAACAGCACCTTGGTCGCGGAGAGGGCGACGCCGATTATGACGTCGCAGTCGCCCTGTGTGTCGGGTGCTGCGTCAGTGATCTGGCCGTTGTCGGTGCCCTCTGCCACGTACACGTAGCCTCCTGGGGTGGCGTCCGTGTAGCCGCTGACCACGGGGTTAGGGGATACGGCTATAACGTCCCCCACGGCGCCGTCCGACAGGGCAACTAGCCTGCCCTGGATGGCCGTGCCTACGGTGGCCAGAGCTCGCTTCCATCCTGAGCTGTAGCCGAGCACGTCACCACGGACACATGCGCCGGCCAGCGTCACGGTGGGGGCTTCGGGACCCACATTGGAGTTTTCGATTACCCTGTTTTTCCCTGGGTCTGCAAATGCCATGTAACTCTCCTTCGGAGAAGTTAAAAGTTAAAGGCTAAAGGCTAAAAACCCCGTTCCCCCCCTTTTAACTTTTCCATTTTAGTTTTTAACGTTGGTTAGTCGTTCTTGATGCCGATGAGAGCGGCTGCCTTGACGGTGCTAAACAGCGCCAGGGAGACGTACCACTTGATCCGGGTGCGGTCGGCGTTCTTGGTCTCCATGGCGCCGATGGGCTGCACCTGCATCAGGCCAGGGCCGGAGACTCCACACAGGCCGGCCTCGCCGAACTGGAAGGCGTAGATGCTGGCGCAACTGCCGGCCGTCAGGCTGAGCTCGTAATCGTAGGGGTCGGTGGCAAGCTGGTGGGTGTCGAGCATGAAGTCGTTTATGGCGATCGGGATGCCATTGTAGAGCTGCACGAACTCTCCCAGCTTACCGGTGCCGACTTCAAGGTTGCTGCCGGCTGCCCTGGCGAGGGCGTTGATCTTCCGCCTGGTGCGGCGGCTCATCATCAGGAGATCGGGCTTGCCGCCCTTGATGCGGTCTATGAGCTCGTCGACCTTTGACAGGGTGAGGGTGGCACCGACCTGTGCCGTAGCCATGGACACGACCTGGGGGTTAGGCGTTGGCGGGTCGGTGGTGGTATCGATGATCTTGACCAGGCCGTCAAACTGGTTGGCGTCGGCGGAGCTGTCGCCGTAGATGAACTTCTCCTCGACCTCGTGGCGGATGGCCTTGGCGGTGATCTCGATTACGGCTGCCTCGATGTCCTGGATGTTCGACCTGGTCTGCTTGATGTAGTCGTCGACGTCGGCGTTCTGGCCGACTATCTTCAGCGTGGCGGTTTGCTGGCTGAAGTCGGGGGTGGGTGAAGTCACCCAGTCGTCGTTGACGCCGTGCCACTCGGCGGTTGGCAGGGTGCCCTCCCTGTTGTAGGTGAGAGCGTTGCCCACTATCTCGATGAAGGGCATGCTCTGGAGCAACGGGGAGTCTTTGATGGTCTCCTCAATGACGCCCACAAGCAGGGCGTCGTTGGAGAGCTTGGCTGCTTCTGGTAGGCTTATGGCCATATTATCCTCCTTCGGAGGAAATCCTAAATCCTAATTTCTAAATCCTAAAGGGGGCGAGGGGGTTTAGGATTTGGTGCTTAGTGCTTAGGATTTCTCTCAGCTACTGTTCCTTCCTGGCCTGGTTAAGGCCGTAGTTGATTTTCTCGCGGGTGCTCATGGCCGATAGGTCGGCGGCCTGGCGCTGTGGTGATCCTGCCGGCACGGTGGTCAGCTCGGCAAGCGCCTGCGCCTGGCTCTCCAGGCTCTCCTTGACCTTGCCCACCAGGGCGGCAGCGTTCTCGGCCGAGAGCTTAATCTCGTCGATGGTGCTGCCCTGGATTAGGTTGTCGGAGAACACGGAGTTGGAGGCGACGACCAGGGCTCGGTATTCTCCGATCGCTGCGTCGCGTTCCTGGGTGAGGGTCTCTACCTGGCCGGCCTGGGTTTGGGCCTGCTCTTTGGCCTGCTCGGTTTCGGCTCTGAGCGTGACTGCTTCGTCACCTTTGGCCTGGACTTCGGCTTCAAGCGAAGCCACGCGCTGCGTAAGCTCTTGCGTGGCTTCCCCCACAGCCGTTTCAGTCCTTGCCTTTTCGCCTTCGAGCTCGGCCTTGAGGGCGTCGAACTCTTCCTGGGTGACGGTCTGGTTCTCGGTGTTGTTTTCTTCGTTGCCATTTGGCATTGAATCCTCCTTCTGTTCGTTGGTCTATTCGGGAATCTCCATCTCCGCAGCTACGCTTCTCTCTCTCTCGCCGCCACGGGTAGACCGAGACCTGTATTCCTGATTCATCTCCAGGATGCGCCCCCTCTCCTCAAGCCACTTCTGGAACTCTGCCTCGGGGTCGCGTATGCCCATCTCGTCCATGGCTGTCCTCCTGGAGTGAACGCCTGACTGGACAAGCAGCTGCTCGTTCTGAGCTTCCCTGGCTCTGTCCTGGGGGAGTACTGCCCCCCAGATGATGCGGTGGGCAACCTGGGTGAGGTCCTCCCTGTTGAACTGCTGGTGAAGCCTGAGCACCATCTCGTTTCTCCGCTTGTAGGTGGAGGTGCGGATGGTGCGCTTACGTCTTACCTTCTGGAGTAGGGACTGCAGCTCCACCTCCAGGGCTACGCCTGAGAGCTCCCTCTCGATGCCACCGTAGGCTGCCCTGGGGGCCTCTGAGATGTCGTGCAGGCAGCGGTAGATCATGTCAATGAAATCAATGTGCAGGCGGATGCCTCCGCCCTGCAGCAGGTCAAGCAGGTAGGCCTTGGCCTCCTCGGGTATTGTCCACACGGCGCCAGGCTGCACCTTGATGTCCTCAGCGGACTCTACCCCCTCCAGCACTGCGATGGGATTTCCCGATACCTCGAGGATGCGTGAGAGCTGCGTGAGCGCCCTGTTGAGCTCCCTCTGCGACTGCTTAAGCCCGGGGATGTCTGAGGTGCCCCAAAAGTGCTTCGGGTCCCTGAGGTTGGGGAAGATGACAAAGGGAATGAACTTGTAGGGGTTGGGCTTAGCCTCGATGCGGTCGTTGTCCAGGTAGAGCTCGAGAATCTTATTTGTCCACAGCTCGGTGATGGTGGCTGTTTTCTTGGTGAGCGTCCGTTTGTACAATTGTGCTACTTCCTCGTCGGTGAGCACGTAGCGCGAGGCGACACGCCATACCTTGCTGAGATCATCCCCCAGCCACCAGGCGTAGAGGCCGTTCACGTCCGGGGAAGTGACGCGGATCCGCTTCTCGACGTTATCCCAGGTGACCTTGTAGGCTGCGTCTCCGAGGATAGCGGCGTCGACCTCCGTCTCGTAGTCGAGCTCCTGGAGGTTGTTGGCCTGGTAGACCTGGTAGATGGTCTGCTCGGCTTTGTGGGCTGTGCTCTTGGCTAGCTCCGATTCGTCCAGGGGGTCGCAGGCGAAGTTTAGTCCCTGCATCAGGTAGCTGGTCAGCTTGTCCACGGCGATCTTGGCATAGTTGAACACGAGCTGGCGGTGCTTGGATCTCTCTGCCCACTGCTCGCCGTTGTAGAAGTCGAGGTTTGCCTTGTAGGTGCTGAACCTGGATTTGTCTAGCTGGGCGAGTGATTGCGGGGTAAACTCAGTCATTTCGTATTCCTCCGAGCGCCTTACGGGGGATGAAGTCCTTAGATGCTTGCACAAGTAGGGCAAGGCTTATGAGGTGGTCGTCGTGGCCTTCTGAGGGGTCGACAAAGAAGTTAAGGGTCTGGTTGGGGCGGTAGACGGATTTGGCCTTCTGGAGCTCATGGAGCGTCGCCTGGTACTCGGGGGATCCGTCCTGGCGGTAGAGCTTCAATCTCCCCGAGTTGATAGCGGCCAGTAGGTCAAAGCCTGCTTCGGACTTGGAAGATTGGGAGAACTTGAAGGGTTGCACCTTGGGGCCCACTGCCTTTCGTATAAAGGCGGTGATGGGCTCTCCGATGCCGGTAGCGTCGCAGACTACCCGGGCGCAGGGCCAGACGTTTTTGATTATGTCAACCAGTTGTGGGTAGAGGTCGGAGTGCTTCTTGCCTACCCAGGAGTAGGTTTCGACCACCTTGACGGTGGGCTGCTGGTTGAGGGCGTCGGCTGGTGGGTGTATGAGCTCGGCGATGGTGGCAACGGTGGCGTCTCTCCCTGGGCGGCTGAGAACTTCGTCCTCCAGCTGCTCCTCCTCCCCGGCGAAGTCGATGCCGGCGATGTAGGTTTTGCCTGGCTGGTGGCGTCGACGGCGGGCATGGGTTCCTATGATCTGAGCGAGCTGTTGGGGGGATAGGAAGCGGCCGCCTCCCTTAATGGGTTGTAGCGCGTACTGGGTGCGGAATAGGGGATGGTCCTCGCCCAGGCGGTCGCGTTCGGACTCGACGAAGGCGCCGTAGTTGGGGTTGTGCTTGGCCACCTCCTGCCAGTCGAAAGCGAAGTGGCGCTTGACGCCGTCTTTCTTCTGTAGCTCAAGGTTGGTCTGCTTGACTTCCTCAAGCAGGGTGGAATCGTCCCAGGTAGTTCCGTAGTGAACGGTGGTGGTGTTGTTGGCTGATGCCATGGGGCGAAACTCCTTGGTGTATTTGTCCTTGTCGACGTCCTGGGACTCGTCTATCTCCAGTAGTACCTCGGCGGTGTGGCCGACTACCTGGGCGGTCTCGTCCGCG